AGCACGTTCCGTAATGAACACGGCAGGCCTGGCCGTAGAAAACGTCCCGGGAACTTGAGGGGCGTATCGCCAATGAGTCGCAAGCCCTGAAGCGTCGTGGGGTTTGCGATTTTTTTTGAAATCTGTCGCACATGTCGAAACACTGACGAGGATGGCGGCAATGGGGGCGGAACTGGGTGGGTAAGCAATCAATCCCAGTCGTTCACAAAAGCCGGAGCCCTCCCGTTGTTGTGGCGCGGGGTCGGGAAGTTGGACTCATCTGTCCACCGACCGCTTTTGGCCGATATCTGCCCGTCGCGACGGCCAGCAATCGACAAAAGCTGACGGTCGACCAAGCAAACTCAGAGCCAAAGATGCATTCCCAACAGGAATGTGTTGCATAAAATTAATGAATTTTTATTATCGCCCTGTATGACCTAACTTGATTCAAGGACATGGAGAAGCGCCTTGAAATCATTACCGCTCAACTCAGCTGAAAAATTTGATACCCATCGGGCCAATGAGTACGGAAGACAGAGTCGTATCGCATTAGCAGGCTATGACGCCTGCCACGATCTTGTTGCGTGCATGCTGGCGGCAAGCCTCGGCGATACAAATTCGGCGAAAGTACTGGTGGTTGGCGCTGGCGGCACTGCACAGGAAATTGTTGCGATGGCAACGCTGGAGCCTGCCTGGCGCTTCACTGCCGTTGATCCATCCGCGCCCATGCTGGAGGCTGCGAAGCACCAGTTGGAGGCCAACGACTTGCTTGAAAGAACTGACCTGTATCTTGGGCATGTTGAAGACCTGGCAGCAGACCAGTCCTACGACGCAGCCACCTTGATCGGTGTCCTGCATCATCTCGAGGGTGATGATGCCAAGCACCAGCTTTTACGTTCCATTAGGGCTCGTCTGAAACCCGGTGCGCCACTGATTGTCGCCGGAAATCAGTACGCGTATGCCAGCCAACCGCTATTGCTGGCTGCCTGGGGCCAACGGTGGCGGCAGCACGGAGCCAGCCCGGATGAAGTGAAGGTCAAGCTGGGAAAAATCCTCCAGGGCGCTGACCCGCCACATTCTGAGGCGGCGGTTCAAAAACTGTTGAACGACGCCGGGTTCGGGGACGCTACGCGTTTCTTCAGCAGCCTGTTCTGGGGTGCCTGGTTGACGTGCAAAAGGGTTTGAAGCTGGACGCGACAGGCAGCTAATGGCCAACCTCTGCCATTGCTGACGGGCAACTTCACGCCCTGAGGAAGTCAGTCAACCAAAATCGAGGTTCTTGAGGAGCGGTGAACCACGCTTCCTCAAGGCATTCAAATAGGTGGTTTTGCACCACGCGGTACAGCGTCACCAGGTCGCCATTGATGTCGTTGAGGACTTCAACGGGCGCCGCCTGGGGCCGCATGAAGTACAACGCGGTACCGCCGGCAAAGACTTCAACGTAGCACTCATGCGGTGGAAACGGTGGAAACAGCGGGATAAGGCGATCGGCCAAACGGCGTTTGCCGCCCATCCAAGGAATGATGGGTGAAGACATGGATAGCAAGACCTTTACTGTATAAATAAACAGGCGCCAGGCTCGCTCTGCTTTGTGCACAGAGCAGGAGCCTTGGCGGGACTTGCAGGGACAATCTGCACGGACGGTGGCCAGCCTGGATGTTGACCTGGTTGGCGCCGTGATGAATAACGCCACAGAAACATTCACAGGATTCCTCGACACCTACGAGCGCGACGTTCTGCCACCTCGCGAGTTGGCCAAGGGCACACTGGGGTTGTACGCGGTGCACTTCCGGCGCTTTCGCAAGCAGTTCGAGGGTATGGCCGTCGACCAGGTCACGATCCGTATGATCGCAGAAATGCTGGACGCTCTCACCCCGCGCACCGCCAACCAGTGCCGTGCCTTGCTGATTGACATCTTTAACCATGCCGCAGCCAAGGGGCTATGCCCAGACAACCCGGCCGCCAGCACCATCAATCGCATCGAGAAGAAGCAGCGCCGGCGTCACACCGTAGAAGGTCTGAAGGCGATCAGGGAAAAAGCACCTGCCTGGCTTCAGAACGCGATTGACTTGGCATTGATCACAGCCCAACGCCGCACCGACATTCTCGACATGCGCTTCGATGGCGTTCGAGAGGGATTTCTGTATGTGGTACAGAAGAAAACAGCCAAGGCCAGGGAGGCGGCGAACTGTTACGCAGGATGGAAGGAAGAAGAGATGCCGGGCTTCCACGAAGTGCGAGCACTGTCACTGCACCTGCACAAGAAAGCCGGAAAGGATGGCCAGAAAATCGCTGGGCCTGCGAGCGAAGGCATGACCAAAAACTACCAGCGCGACCACGAGGAAGTCATCTGGTCCGAGGCAATTCCGGACCTGAATATCAGCGAAATCACCGGGTAGTTTTGCGCCAGTTTTGCGCAGGCACAAAAAAGCCGATCTAGTTGATCGGCTCAAGTGTCTGATTTTACTCAGGAATAATGGTCGGGACGGAGTGATTCGAACACTCGACCCCTAGCACCCCATGCTTGAAAATGGGCCTAATGCCCAGCATTTGCTGAGTCTTCTTCTGGCGCTCGCTGCAAACGGTGCTTTACAGAGTTGAACAGGAAATAGCGAATCCCCGAAAAAGTCCCCACACCTTTTTAGGACCATCCACGGCGTTCTGCCAATATCTCCCTCCCTGACTGCCTACCGTTGCAATGTCGACCCTCCACCAAGGAATCGCTTTGCAATCAACCCCTCCTTGAATTCCAACACAACGATACCATATTGCCACCATGCGAAGGTTTAGCACTTGCCCCTCGTGTGCATTTCCAAGGACTGTGAACGGCCTAAAGGTTGCTAGATCGTGGCCGATATGCTGCATATTACAAAGTTAAGGACTCTCTCCATGGATGTTGGCGTTTATAAAATCACCGAAGTCACCAATGACTTCATTATCGAGAAGATCAAGGCGCACGAGAGCTTCGTGTTGGAATGCGGAGAATTTGATCGCTACTCGAAAACCTTGACGTGGCTTGAACAGGCAATTGAAAAGCAGGATATGTCGGTTCGGATCTATATGCGGGCTCGTAAGCTTTCGATGGGAGGCTTTGCCGGCTTTGCTGGGGCTAGCGTAATTGGCGCTCCGCTGGCACTTGGCGCGCTTGCAATAGGTGTTGTCGCCGGAGTAGGCATTGCCGCTCACAACCTATCGACACTGAACCCTGACTACGAAGTTGGAAAGCATCCTCTCGGCTCGACTCTGTACGTTGACTATATGAAGTAAACGCTTCAGGTATTGGAAACATGCGAAGCGGGGCGAAATCTATTAGTTCGTCCCGCCTCCGCCCATACGACAGGTTGCACTGCTACTCTGACCTCTTAACCGAGGATTTTCGATGCCAAACTCAGACCTACTCCCCTCCCTGCTATTCAAGCTCAACGAAAACCAACTCGCCCTCGAAGCCGCCATCCTGGAGCTTTCGAACTGGGTCGAGCAGCGCGGCTCGGCCGACGTCGCCGACAACGTGCGCGGCGCCCTGGAAGCCATCGATAAGAATGAAGAATTCATCAAGATGACGCTTGCTGTGATAATGGCCCCAGAGTAACTTCCCGGCATCAAAGCCTGGGATGCCCTAACGATTGGTGCCAATTTTTTTGTTTTCAATTGCTTGACGCCATTTCAGACCTAAAGTTACCTGCCATTTACGATCACCATCATCACCCCAATAAACGTTGACGCAAACGGATGTATTTTGGGGGGAATTCAAACTCTCATGGAGGAGTTTCCGATGCTCTCGCTGGCTCAGATCGACGATTACATAGACGCCCTATCAGCTAACGCTGAATCCTTGATTCTGGAGGCCGAAATCCTCTACGCCAACCAGCGCTACGCGCGGGCCTTTACCTTGTCCCATATCGCGAGAGAGGAGATCGCGAAATGCCTAATGCTGCAAGCCGCGGGGGTGAGGGTTCTAGCAGGGCATGGGGTAGATTTTAAGAAGCTTTTCAAAAGGCTCAGGAATCATGAGCAAAAGCTCATTTCAGAAGGACTACAGAACTCTTTATTCGCCTTGGGTACTGGCAATTCAGAGTTCGGTAGCATGATGCTGAACACTGTCGCGGCAGCGAGCGAGCACAGAAACAATCGAAAAAATGAGTCTCTCTACGTCGGCTTTGCCGAAGGCCATGTTTCGCAACCGGCCGAGGGATTTAGCGAAAAGCAGGCGGATCGCAACATCAAGCTCGCCCAATTCGCGCTAAGGGACCAAAAGCACAACGCTGTCTTGATGGGTAAGTTTTCCCTGCGTGAGCCGATTGAAATACCCGAAATCACTCCGGATGATTTAAAGGGTCAGGACCTGGACGCATTAGTGAGGGAGTTAGCCAAGGCGCTCCGACAGATTCGCGAGGCTAATCCCTACGAAGAGGGCTCAGACGACCCCCAATGATGCAGCAGTACTAATTGAAACGGCCTACAGGTCTTGTATTTCAAGGGCATGCATTGGAAATTGTCTAAAACCCTAGCCCGACATAAGCGCCTTTCGAGCCAATGAAACCGGGTAAGGTCGAGGTAGTTTTAGACAGCTTTTAGGGGCTGCAAACCTCATTGCCTTCTTCAGCTATTGCGCTTTTTCGAAAGCCCTGCGAACATCGCCAACACTTTGACACCACAGGCTTTTACCCGTGGTGCCTATGAACCGGTTGGGTGCCGTGCCCTGTGTCTGGTAAACACAAAATAGCGGCGCAGTCTGAGCCAGCCACCTCCCTACCAGCCGCAATTAGGGACTGGGGTGGCAGTTCTGGGAGGGGATACGATGAGTATTACCGAGCTGAACGGTTCAGAGGCTCTCGCTCAGCGCATTTATGCGTTCGGCGCGGCAACAGCAGCGCTTTGCGCTGCCGGTGTCGGCCCAGTAACCGCTGCAGTACTGGTGCTCTGTGCAAGCTATTTGCTTGCCAAAGTAAGAGCCTAAGGCTGGAGCCTAACCCCCGCTGGCGGGTGGGGGCGGCTCATCTATCACCATCCCGGCGTTCTGCCAACCGAACACAATCCACCATTCGCAACAGTGAATCGCCGATTCAACACTGTATTCTCGCCGCTACGTTCGCCAGACATTAAGGGATGGAGGCGAAAATAGAAGCCCCTAGGCCGCGAACCTGCGAGGCTTTGCATTTCTGCCCTCATGACTCGGGTGTGACATTGCGGTGTCAAAGCCTGGGATGCAGCTTAGAAAACGCTAAAACCTCTTAAAATCAATACCTTAACGTGCAATTCCTCTCCTAAAACCAGCATCTTTTTCGATACCTTACAGTCCAATTAACATTGGCCCAAACGGTTGCGTTTTGGGGAAAGAACTTTCCGCATCAGCTACCCACCTACGGCGTCCTGCCGACCGAAGACATCCCCTCAAACACAAGACACCTTCCACAACTGATCCAACCTGGTGGTGTAACTCTGACTCATCATTTCGCATCGCATGCCCCAATCCGGGTTGCTCGGCACACTGGCCGAGCGAAGCGTCCCCCTCCCCCATCGTTGATTGATCTGATCCAGTACCCCCGTCAGCTTTGTTGAGGCGCCTGGTTGAGATTCGGCAAACAAATCTTCGGTGTATTCACCTGGCTGGCAGAGGTTCAGCAGCAGGACTTCTGCCTTGCTGTAGTTGAAACCCGGCCGAAACACATGATCGAGAGCGTCGACAGCCATCCTAGTTAACAGTCGCACATCGTCGGTCGGGTATGGCAGGTCGATCACCACACCGTTGGCGTACTTGGCTTCCTCCGGATTGAACATCCCGGTGCGGATGCTGACTCGAATCTTTTTGCACAGGGAGCCTTGGGCTCTTAGCTTTTCCGAGGCGCGCATCATGTAGGTGGCCACGGCCTCCTTGATGGGCGGTAGTTCCTTTAAACGCTTGCCGAACATCCGGCTGCAGCAGATCTCCTGCTTCGGTGGGTCAGGCTCGTCCAGTTCCAGGCAGGGTGTGCCGGCGAGCTCCCGTGCCGTCTTCTCGATCACCACGCTGAAGCTCTTGCGCAATGTCCACGGGTCGGCCTTGGCCAGATCCATGGCACTCTTGATGCCCATGGCATCCAGGTGAATTTTCATCCGTCGCCCGACGCCCCACACCTCCGCCACGTCCGTATTGCGCAGTACCCAGTCACGCTTGACCGGGTCGGTAATGTTCACCACCCCACCCGTCTGGGCTTGCAGACGCTTTGCCGTGTGATTGGCCAGCTTGGTCAGGGTCTTGGTCTGGGCAATGCCGACGCCGACTGGAATGCCGGTGCAGCGAAGGACTTGGGCGCGGATCTGTCGGCCAAGGGGGTCCAGGCCCGCTATACCAGTGAGATCAACGAAGGCTTCGTCGATGCTGTACACCTCGACTGCCGGTACCAGCGACTCAATCAACGTCATGACCCGCTCACTCATGTCACCGTAAAGCGCGTAGTTCGATGAGAACGGCACGATTCCGTGCTGTTTGAGTTTGGGTTTGATCTGGAAATACGGCTCGCCCATCTTCACGAAAGGTTTGGCATCGTAGCTCCGGGCGATCACACACCCATCGTTGTTCGACAGGACAACGATGGGTACCTTGGCCAGGTCCGGGCGAAACACGCGCTCGCAACTCGCATAGAAGGAGTTGCAATCGATCAGACCGAAGACCGGCGCAGGTTTAGACATGACTGCGCACTGTGCAGGTGATTACGCCCCAGATCGACAACTCGTCACCCTCAAGGATGTAGCGGGCTGGATATTTCGGGTTTTCTGAGAGCAGAATCACTTCGTTTCCGCGCTTGCACAGTCGCTTGCAGATGGGATCGTTGTTCAACAGCGCCACCACAATGTGGCCATGGACCGGTTCGATCGACCTGTCCACCACCGCAAGATCGCCCTCGAATATTCCGGCCCCCTGCATGCTCTCCCCAGTGATAGCGATCAAATAGACGTGCGGCGCCCTGATATTTAAGACCTCATCCAGTGAGATGTGCTGCTCAATGTGATCCGCTGCCGGCGAGGGGAACCCAGCCGGAACCCGGAACGAGCACAACGGCAGTTTCGCGCCGCCCTCGGAAATCGGACCTAGAATTGTAAAGCTCATGACGCCGCCTTCTACATATACTGTACATGCATACAGTTAACTTTGAAGCGTCGTTCCGGTCAATTTTCTTGTTAGGTATTTCGACAGGAGGAAATGCTTATGTGCGGACAACACTCCCAAAACCGTGGCATTTACACCTTCGTCGATGTGCTGAGCCTGCCCAACCCTCTGGTCAGTAACGCAGGCGAAAAGCTGCATGTGCAGTAAACGTTGCATTAACCCTTCCAGTGGCTTGACTGGACATACATGCCAACGCAACGCAGTACCAGGGGAACAGGATGAAAGGAACGCTCTATTGCACGAAGTGTGGAACAGCGAACGCGGCTGACGCCAACTATTGCTTCAACTGCGGCCAGCCGGTCACCAACGCGCAAGCCGATGTCGGCAGCACCGAGGAATTCATCCCGGCTGAAGAACCAGCCCCTGTCGTGGAGAGACGATGGGGCGATGACCCTGCCTCTCCGGCGGCCACGCCCCCGAAGGTCAACCAACCCAGGTCGTACAACTTCATCGCCAAACACTGGCGCGGGGAATATTCGCTCGGAGTCTCCTACTGGCTGTTCGGCTTCTTGATTGCAATCTTCATAGCCCTCCTGTCCGTTACCTTGGGCAAGTTCAGCGACGCCGTGAATCTGGGCACACAGAAACAAGGCGCCCTGATCTTGGCCTACTACGTCGTTATCATTGCTGCGTCGGTTTGGCAGATTGTCGGGGTGATCCGATCTGCATCTGCCCACGTTTCGCGCGGCGGCAAGTATTTCTGGGCGGTGATAGCCAATGTGATGGTCTGCCTTGGTGCATTCCGCCTGTTTGCAGGCTTTATCGTTGACGATATTCCCCTTATCCGCGAAGGGATCGATATGATCCGGGGCACCGACAACATACCACCGTACTCACTCCGCCTGATGCGCAACGACACCGAGCTAGAGCTAGCCGGGGGCATTCCTATTGGCACCACTGATGCCGTCCGGAACATGCTTGACTCTTCCCCTACGGTTCGAGTCATTCATCTGAATAGCACAGGCGGCCGAATTGCGGAGGCAAACAAGCTCGCGAGTCTGATCTCCCAGCGCCAGCTCATCACCTACACCCGCACTAGCTGCTCTAGTGCTTGTGCCCTAGCCTTCCTAGCAGGCCGCGAACGTTACATCGGTGAGCAGGGCCGGATTGGCTTCCACAGTGCCTCTGTGAATGGGGTTAGGGGCAGCGACGAGCTCAATGTAAACGCCAGTTTCAGGGAGGTGCTCTCTCGCGTAGGTGCTACGCCACAGTTCGTTGCGAAGGCGATCACCACCAGCCCCCAAAACATGTGGTTCCCCACCACGGAGGAGCTGAAAGAGCAGAACATCATCACCTCGGTGGTGGACTCCCGCTACTTCGGCCTGTCAGGCGTCTCAGATTGGCGGGATGCCAATATTATCGAGCAGTCGCTGCTGAAAACGCCTGTTTACGCGGCGCTGTCGATCTACGACACGAACAATTACGCCAAGCTGAGAAAGACGGTGGTCGAAGGTGTGCAAGGTGGCCGATCAATGGCTGAGATCCAAACAGATGTCCAGACGCTGATCACTGGCTCGATTGTGCCAGGTTACTTGATCCGAGCACCCGATTTGGCCCTTATCCGCTACTGGCGCTCCCAGATTGCCGAAGTGAAGTTCTTCGGTAGAACAAACCCTAGCCATTGCGTGACCTTCCTCGGTATGGACAACAAAACACCCACTATGGACCTGATGGATAAGGTCCCGAAGGAACTGACCAATGAAGACCTCGCGGCCCTGACGGACGTAATAAAACAAACGGCTACCAACCCGACAAAAGCGCAGCCGTTCTCGAGCTACGATAAAGACTTTGAAAGAGTGCTTCTTGCAATGATGGCGAAGGATCGGCGTTCAGTGGAGGTTATTGCGACCCCTGAAAAGTTCTCTAATGATCCGGCCACTACATGCAACAGTCTGATCCTGTTGTACGACACGATCCTGTCAATGAGTGATTCGAAGAAAGCGGCGGGCCTGTTGCGAAGCATGGCTCAGGAGTCCAAGCGGTAAGCCAAAGAGTGGTATGACAAGGCGAGGCAAAGATCAGGACATAAAGAAAAGCGCCGACATTGCCGCCAGCGCTTGTAATTTACGATGCCTTGCGATGTATTTATACATCACAAGGTATCGATGCTAAAAATCCTACATCTACTGAACCTTATGATCACTCGTTCACGAACTATGTGCCTATAGGGTATATGTCCAGATGCGAGGCTTTTTCTTCCCCCGCTACGCCTATTAGAACAAACCACCCAACGCTGCCGGCACCCAGTTCATGATCACCAACTCCCCGCTGACCTCGGCCTTGCCTTGGCGCTGATTGGTATTGCAATAACGGATATCCAACGCCTCGAAGTGAAAGCCCTCGAACACCCGGCGGATGTCCGGGTGGTCGTTGATGCTGACCATCACCCTGCCCTTGCAGCGTCGCATGAAATCGGCCATGTGCTCGTAGTTTTCAAACGGAAAATCCACCCCATACCCTGCAGTTTGCCAATACGGCGGGTCCATGTAGTGGAAGGTATGGGCACGATCGTAACGCTTGGCGCATTCCAGCCAAGGTAAGTTTTCCACGTAGGTACCGGAGAGGCGTTGCCAGGCGGCCGAGAGGTTTTCCTCGATGCGCAGCAGATTAATGGCCGGGCTGGTGGTCGCGGTACCGAAGGTTTGTCCGGTGACCTTGCCGGCGAAGGCATGGTGCTGCAGGTAGAAGAATCTCGCGGCACGCTGGATGTCGGTAAGGGTTTCCGGGCGGGTCATCTTCTGCCACTCGAACACCTGCCGCGAGCTGAGCGCCCATTTGAATTGGCGCACGAACTCTTCGAGGTGGTTTTGCACCACGCGGTACAGCGTCACCAGGTCGCCATTGATGTCATTGAGGACTTCGACGGGCGCGGCTTGGGGGCGCATGAAGTACAGCGCGGCCCCGCCGGCAAAGACTTCGACGTAGCATTCATGCGGTGGAAACAGCGAAATAAGGCGATCGGCCAGACGGCGTTTGCCGCCCATCCAAGGGATGATGGGTGAAGACATGGATAGCAAGACCTTTACTGTATAAATAAACAGGTGATAGGCTCGCTCTGCTTTGTGCACAGAGCAGGAGTCTTGGCGGGACTTGCAGGGACGTTCTGCAGGGACAGCGGCCGGGTCGGATGTTGACGCATCCAATCCGGCCGCTCTTTTTCACTTCGGTGTTAAGACTTCTTTGGCGTAGGCCTGACAGGCCGCCAAGGCGATCAGTCCTTGGTCGCCGGCGTCGGTGATTCCAATAATTCGTTGAGCATGCGCTGGGTCAAGTCGGGCGCGTGTTCCTCCATGAACCACGCTGCCGGCGGCGGTACCGGCTGGCATTGCACAGCCACCGGCTGAATCCGAGGTGTCGAGAAGGACTGACAGCCGCAAATCAGCAGTGGCAAGGCGATCACGCAGGCGAGCCTGGTCTTTCTGTGCATTAGTCAAAGTCTCGTGGTGGGATTGGTCACTGGCCGAAAGACGCTGCTCAAGCGCCAGGCGCTTGTACTGCTCGGTCCGTTGGGCGGTGGCGGCGGCATTGCTGATGGCGTCGAGGTCTGACTGGTGCAGTCCGGCCTGTTCGGCCAGCTTCTTTCCATAGCGCCAGTCCTGAACCTTCCACACGCCACCGGCGGTGACCAGCACCAGCACTCCAGCCAGCGCCAGTTTCAGCGTGACCGGGCTCATGGCACATCCTTGAAGAAGATGTGGTGGCCAAGCGCGAGTGTCTGCGTGGCGCCCTTCACCCAGGCCGGTGGCTTGGGCATGGTGGTCGCGTAGTAATGCGTGGCTCCGCCGGTGGGATCCGGCACCGTTCCATCGATCACCTGGTCAGCGGCTATCCGTGCCTGCGCCAGCTCGCGGAAAGGAATCGCCTCGGCGCCGCTCAGGGAAGCGAAGTTCGGGTCATTCTTGTTCCAGCAGCTGAACTGGTACGGCTTCTGGCACACGCCGGCATAGCCCTCCCCCCACCACGACTTGGCCTTGCCGTCGTTCACGCGGTTGCGGATGGTCCAGGCCACGGCGATCTGGCCGGCCAGCGCTTCGCCGCGGGCCTCGCCCCACAACGTGCGAGCAAGGATGTCGCGGTCTTTTTCGGAAACGGTCATCACTTTTCTCCAGGCAAAAAAATCCCGCTCGATGGCGGGTTGCGTTTGAATCTATTGATTCAGGCTTCGACAGTAGGCTCTTCACCAGGTGGAGACACCTCGTCGGAAATTTCAGAAACTTTCACGGGATCAGGGGTTGGTACCAGGATGTGCAAGGTGATCATGTGCTTCAGGTCGTAGGGCTGGCCGTCCTTTGTCACAGTCACCAGTAGTTCCCCGTCGGCAAAAACGGTCTCAACATCAGCGCGGTTATCGACCTGATTGACCGTATAGCCCCAGCCCTCGTCGACGGGGGGGAAAGGCACCATGCCCAGGCACCCGGTAACTTTGTAAACGCCCTTCGAGATTCGCGAAGAAGTCACTGGCGTGTCGCCCTGAGTAACAAAGTCGTAAGTGGCACCAGTCGTGCCCAGAATGTTAATCGCAGCTCTTGTCATAATCAGATCGCCTTCAATGTGCCGTCAGCGGCACGCGTGGTGTTGCCATCGTGGTAGATCTTGCGCCAAGCAGAAAAACCCGCTGAACCAGATAGACAACGAAACCCCATTTCCGAAGTTGCGTAATCAACAGCGATTTGGCCGCCGTAGTTAGCGCCGCCACTGAACAATGCCGACAGTTCGATAAGCGCCCCAAACCCTGTACCAAACGTCGGGCGCCCCTGTGTTGTGCTGGCGTATCGATAGAAACCAGTGGAATAGATTTCTACGCCCGAAGCATCACTCAAGAGCGGTAGCCCAGGATTGAATTGGGTCCCCAGACCGAATCCGCCAACTGGCATTGCATTGCCGGCGGCAGTACCGAGATTTACGTTAGACGCAGTGCCAAGTAATGCTTGGCGCGCATACAATTCATCAAAATTGCTCTGAGCTTTAGTAAATGCGCTCCGCGGCGTATCCCCGCCGACTCCGCTCGGTGAAGTACCGAGCAGTATCGTCTGCTTAGCCATTTTATCGTCCTCAATTTTAAGTGAACCCCGTACTGGGGCGGGATGCAAACGCTGGTTTAAACACTGATCTTGGCGAATACCGCTGGCATGAAAAATGCGAACGGGTTGCTAAATCCATCCGTCACGGCGTAGAGCGCACCGGCATTGAAGTCCCACAATGTTTTAACCATTCTTCCGGAATACGAACCCGTCAGCATGTTCATGCCGAAGGTATTAATCAGCAGGTATTCGTTTTCTGGAAAGTTGAACGGCACACTATAAAAAATTCGGGTGCTACCGGTTGCCGAGGTTTCATAGCGCAAATAGTTCCAGTTCTGGAACGACCTGGTAAACAGCGCCGCCGGTGTTCCCGAATCGAACAACAGCTTGGTCGTCCCATCCCATAAGCGAAGGCCGAACTGCGACACCGGTTGCGCGCCAAACGTGGCCGCGAAGTAGCGCCCGTTCGGTTGGTTGGTGTTGACGTCATAGGCCCGCACATAAAACCCAGTCCAGTTACCGGCCGAGCCGATCACCTGCATAGCCGTCAGCCCGGCAGTGCCGCCAGTGTCGGGCCGGCAGAACACCAGCGGCGGTTCAGCACTGGTAATCACCCTGGGAAAATTCGTCACCGAACCCAGCCCTGATTCCTGCGTCGGCGCATAGCGGCCGCTGCAGATCACAGTGAGGCGAGCAAACTCGGAGTCGATCACCACCTGATTGTTGTTGTTGATAAAACTCAGTCCGTAACTCATCAGGCAAACCGTATGACCATCAAACGCATGGTCCCGCTGGTGGATAGGCTGGCGGCGTACGTGCGCGTGTGGTTGTACACCCGCGCCACTCCCGACAGCATTTCAGTTTCAAACTGCCGAGCGCTGCCTTCGTCATAGGGGCCCACAGGAATCACGATCGCCACCGAGTTTGTTGCGTCACTACCCGGCACCGAAAAATCCTGATTCGCCTTGCCGGCCGCTGGAAAAGTCACCAGTGTCGACATCACCACACGCATGGTGAATGCGTTTTCATCCATCTGAAGCGCCCCATCAGCGCCCCATATCTTCATCCCGAAACTCATGCCGATAGATCCCCCAGCTGCACCCGCAGCACCCCGTTAGCGTCCCAGACCTTTACGGCCCGATTAGTGACCTGCACCCGGCCTTGGCCAGCAACCGTTGAGTTCAATTCCATGCCGCCAGCCTTGCTCAGCTTCCAGCCCGTGCTGTTGGCCACGTAGTTATCCGATTGAATGTTGTCGCTGATCTTGCCGAACGACAGCGACAGGTCTTGGATAAAGGCCGAACGGATGAACACTTGTCCGCCCGTCACGGCAAACGGCGAAGACAGCGTGCCGTTGATGCCATTGACCACGGCGAACGTATCCGCACTGACCAAGAAAGTACTTTGCAAGCCAGCCGGGCCGTTCTCGATACCCAGGCCGATACCGGCCGCCACATACTGGCCTTGGGCATTGACCTGCATTTTCACGGTCCACATCGTACCGAGCTTGCCATCCGTGGACGCTCGCGCGGTAGTTTCTGTCTGGACTGCCGCACTAACCTCGCCAACAGAAGCGGTGACGTCATCGATTCGCTGACCCAGCGCAACACCGTCTTCAATCCGCGCCGACTGCTCGGACCAAACGCCGACAAAGCTGGCGGTCGAACCGGCATAGCCGCTCTCGTCACCCGCAAGCACCGGATTGACCTGAACATAGATGCCATCCAGCTTGTTCGCCTGGGCGGTAATCTGGGTCTCGGTCGCGGTGACCCGAGTGGTCAGGCTGCTGACCGCCGAGGCATCGGCCTTGGTGTTGGCCACGGATAAGGCGCTGGCTGCCGCCGCCGCCGCATCGGTCGCCACCTTGTCGGTCACCGCCACCCACGCCGAACCGGTCCAGCGCTTCGGTGTGTTGGCCCCGCCGGTGATGTCGATCCACAGGTTTTGCGCCAGCTGATCGGCCGCCGCCGGCGCCGCCGTCTGCACCAGCACCTTGCCCTTGCCACCGGCCAAGGTGTTCGCCGCATTCGCCGCGGTTTGCGCGGCGGTCACGTTAGTGTTGGTGGTGGTCAGGCTGTTGGACAGCGACGTAATGCTGCTGCCCTGACTGGTCAGGGTCGCGCCTTGCTGTGTCACCGACGAATCCAGCAACGACAACGCGGCCGAGGTCGCGTCGATCTGCACCTGATCCGTGACGTCTTCAATGGTGAAATAGTCCAGCGCCACCACACCGCCGAGGTTGTTGTATCCGGCAATCAACATCGGCGAGATGTAACGAGAACCCACCCTAAGCGCCTTCGGATTGGCAACGGTGCCCGCTCCCGATCCGCCAGTACCCGTGGTATGCCCTTTTACATACGTGACCAGCTCGGTCCATTCCCCCACAGCCAACACTTTCGCCGACGCCACCACGTAATGCGACGAGCTCGACGAGTTCGCACCATTCGTGTTGATCCGGGTAATTCCGTCATCGGCGAAACAGTCTAGCCCTGCATAGAACTGAGGGGCTGTCCCAGCTCGGACGGACACCTGCTGCACACGGACCGACAGTTTGTATAACCGATTCGGATCAAACCGAATCTTTTTATTGGTCGCCCCCCACCAGTTCGCCGCCGTCTGGATGTCGAGTGTGAGGGTGGCCCCGCTAATGTTCCCCGCCACATTCGACAACAATTCAACGGCCCCTGTGGCCGCGGTTGTTTTGGCCCAGGTGTCCACGGCCAACCCGTTAAACAGGCTTTGGTAAACACTGGTCGGCGAGTTATCGCCCACACGCGTCAGCGTGTTATCGATCCGGGTCAGGCTACTGCCCTGCGAAGTAATCACCCCTTCGGCGCTGCTCACCCGTGAATCCAATGCACTGACTGCCGAGGCGTCGGCCTTGGTGTTGGCCACCGACAGGGCGTTGGCTGCCGCTGCCGCCGCATCGGTCGCCACCTTGTCGGTCACTGCCGCCCACGCCGAGCCGGTCCAGCGCTTCGGCGTGTTCGCCCCGCCGGTGATGTCGATCCACAGGTTCTGTACCAGCTGATCGGCCGCCGCCGGTGCCGCCGTCTGCACCAGCACCTTGCCCTTGCCACCAGCCAGGGTGTTCGCCGCGTTCGCCGCGGTTTGCGCAGCGGTCACGTTGGTGTTGGTGGTCGTCAGGCTGTTGTTCAGCCCGGTGATCGCCGAACCCTGGCTGCTGATCGTTCCTTCTGCCGATTCCATACGGGTGGTCAAGCTGTTGACCGCCGAGGCATCGGCCTTGCCTGGCAGTGCGTTTTGCAGGCCTGTGATTGCGGTGCCTTGAGAGGTATTCACCCCCTCGGCTGCAGTCACTCGGGTCGTCAGCGCAGTCACGGCCGAGGCATCAGCCTTACCGGTCAGCGTCGACGACACCGTGTCGATGCGCGAGCCCAGTGCCGTGTCAGCATTGGCTCGAACCGTGGCTTCGCCAGTCACTGCGGCGCTCGCACTATTCCTGTCAGTGGTTGCGGTTGCCACGACTGTATCAATGCGGGTGCCCAGCGCGCTGTCTGCGCTGGTTCTGGCCGTGATTTCGGTACCGATGGCCGCCAGATTACTGGCTGTACCGGCCGCGACGGTGTCGATGCGAGTCCCGAGTGCTGAGTCGGCATCGGTCCGAGCGGTGATTTCGGTCTGGATAGCTGCGGCATTGCTGCCAGTGGATGCCGTGACCGTATCGATGCGAGTGCTTAGGGCTGAGTCAGCCGAGGAGCGCGTGTTCGCCTCGCTAGTTATTGCTGCGGCACGCGCCTGAGCCTCGGCAAGAACTGCAGCCGCCCGATCTGTAGCTTCCTGGGTGATTTTGCCGGCGTTCGCCAGATCTTCAGCAACCCGAGCTTGTGCCTCGGACAGCACCGCGGCTGCCCGGTCTGTGACTTCCTTGCTGATGGCATTAGCGTTCACCAGGTCAGCAGCTGCGCGCGCCACAGCTTCCGACGCAACCCTTTGCGCAACAGAACCGACCAGCGTTGGCGGGCCATCGATCAGCTCGATACGCTCAAGCAGGGTTTGGCCTAGCTCGGTCTCGCTGATTTGGCCAGCTATCTGATCAAGGATCGGCCCAGCATCTGCACTGGCCTGGCCCATCACCCCGTTGCCGACGGGATAGGATGGACCGATGTTCCCGGTTCGGTCCACCAAGCGCGCCCAGAAGAAGAATTTGGCACCCGCCAGCAGGCTCTGCATGGCGTAGTCGCTTTGCGGGTAAGCCAGATCTGCCAGCTTGGTAGCTGCGGCTAGATTGTTGGCCGGGCCATACCAGATCTCCGTACGTTGGGTGTCCTCGGCGCCAGCCGGGAAACCCCACTTGAGGCCAATGCCGAATAACAACGGTGTCGCGGTCAAAAAGGACACCGCCGGCGGCAGACCCGATTTGCCCTTGAGGTTGGTCAGGATCGAGTTGCGCCAGATCGACGAAATGTCGAAAGCACTCACCGCGCGGACGCGGGCCACATAGGCGCCAGCATAGATACCGACCACGTCGACACTGGTCATCCCGGTGCGCTGCAGCTTGATCCAGTTGCCACTGTCCTTGCGCCACTCCACGTCATACCCGACCGCGCCGTTCACCGCCGGCCAGGTGATCGTCATGGTAGCAACGGCGATGCCTTGGGAGACCACTGAGCTTGCGGTCAGGGTGACGCTGGTCGGCGCCGGTACCACGGTGATCGGAATCACACTGATGGGCCGCTCTTCCAGGCGGGCACCGGTGTCGATGTGCGCGAACTTGCTCGGGTCGTACTGAACGGCCGAGATCTCAAACACGCCCGGCTCGGGACGGGATACGCTGGTCACCCGGTACAGCGGCACCGCCAAATCGTCAGCGTCGAGCGCCCATACCAGCTCGCGCTCCGGTACCACCGAATACGCGACAGTGACGGTCACCACTCGGCCTGCCACGGTCTGCACGGTGCGCCCTTCGCACTTCCCATTGGGCAGGTTCAGGATCAGTCGGTCGCCGGCCTTGGCTTGAGTGTCGCGGTCTAGGGTGATGGTGCGACCAGCAACTGCGGAGATTCGCCCGCCAATCGCACGCCCTGCCAACAGTTCGTCGGCCACCGGGATGACGTACCCAGGCAGCGGGATGCGACCATCCAAACCAACCTTGAACGAAATCCCGCGATCCTTGGAGTTTGTCAGCAGCGCCCACTTGCCGCGGCGCTGCGCCTCCGACTCACGGGTACAGCCTATCGCGCTGACCTCCAGCGGGTTGTCGCCGTAACGCCGCTGAAGCTTGGCGTCGGTCACGGCGGTGACGTCCGTGTCGTAGTTGTTCGCTGGATTGTCGTAGCTGATCAGGGCTCGGCTGTACCGGGTGCGCTCCGAAGCGCTCGAGTAAGTGAACTTGCCGTCGATGACGTTCGCCCGGGTGTAGGCAAAGTCGAAGTCGGTCGCGCGCGGCATGTCGGAAAAGCTGAACAGCTGCCCCTGTGCCCAGTAGGTCATGCCGCGATAAATCGCCGAGATGTCGCGCAGCAGCGACCAGGCGTCAGCCTTGCCCTGCAGGTTGAGGTTGCAGATGAAGCGCGGCTCTTGCCCGCCCTTGCCGTCCGGTACCAGTTGATCGCAATACTGAGCAATCCGGTACAGCTCCCACTTGTCGACCATCCATGGCTTGATCCGACGGCCCAGGCCAAAACGGTCGGAAGTCGTGATGTCGTAGGTCATCCAGGCCGCATTATCAGTCCACGCCTGCTTGAACGTGCCGTCCCAGATGCCGGTGTAAGACCGGGTTTCCGGGTTGTAATTGCTCGGCACCGACATCTTCTTCAGCTTGGTGTCAACAGTAACCGCCGGAATACTGCGGAACTGCTCGGCGGAGAATTCGATGTAGAGCAGCGCAGTGTTTGGGTACCGAAGCTTGGCGTCGATGACTTCGGTGAAGCCGGCGATCTGCATGGTGTCGGCGATTTTGTTGTTGTTCTGGTTGGGCGTGATGCGAGTGACACGCATCAGCCAGCCACTGGTAGCTGCCGGCAAATCGATGCGCCGCGTGCGTTCATAGGTACTGGTGGTCTTGCCGTCCACTGCCTCGCTCAGCACTTGCTGATAGGCGCCGCCGTCGGTGGCGAGCTCGACCTTGTACTCGATCCGGTAGCCGTTCACGTTACCGCTGGCATCAACCGATTGCAGCGCAGGCCAGGCGAAACGCAGGCGCACGGCCGACAGTTCGGTATTGCTGATAGCCCGCACATAAGGCGTGCCGCTGCGCAGCTCGATACCCAGGGCAGTTTCATTCTCTACCGACGGAATGCCTTGGATGTAGCCTTGCTCAATAGAACCGTTGCGGTACTCCCACTTCACGTTTGGGAAGTTCATGTTGCCTTGGGGATCTTGCAGCGGCGTGTTGTCCAGGTAGATGTCCTGCGCGGTTGGATTGCCAGCGAACTCGCCCTCTCCCATCGCGATCAGGATCTTGGCCATGGCCACTGAGCGCAGGCTGTCGGGCGCCTCAATCGGCGTCTTCGGTTTATCCGATCCGCCCTTGGCGCCGTAAATATCAAGCTGCTGTGCTGCGCTCATGCTTTTCTCCAGGCAATAAAAAACCGCCTCATGGGCGGCTGCGTGTTCGACGGTTTGGCTACATCTGGTCTTCGGCGTAAATCGCGGCGCTGATGATTGCTCCGCCTACCCGGCGCTTGCCGTAACAGAGCGGGACGGGGTTACCGGATGCGGTGGTGTTCTTCGCGCTGCCGAAGGCATAGCCGGGGGTGTTCTCGGGTGCGGCGCTGGTCTTCAGGCCCTTTGGTTGTGGGCTGAGCATTTGGATTACGCCACCAGCAGTCAGCGCAATGCCACCGCTGAGCATGGCCCCACTCGCAGCTACCGCTGCAGGTGTACTGCCGGGCACGAAGAATGACGCAGCAATCATTGCCACACCGACGATTGTCTGCAGCAAACCGGCCCGTTTACTGCCAGTAATTACTGGAGCGATGCGAATTTCCCCGGTTCCGCTGTAACCCAGCTCTTGCTCTTCCAGATTTTTCGAACCACGGAAGACTGCGAACTCAATGCCTCTAGATTTTGCATTGGAAATAAAACGCTCAAAGCCTGGGATCTGGACGCAAAGCGCCTTGATCGCCTCAGCGGGAGTTCTGACCGATAGTCTGAACTCCCGGCCAAACTGCCTGAGGGCTCCATAGAGTTTTACTGTTGTGAGTGGCTGATAATCGATCGCGACGATTGGCATTTTTTCTCCCGCCCATAAAAAAACCGCCCGAGGGCGGCATTGTTTTACTGATTGCTCATATGCATTTTTTAACCGCATCTGAGACATCGCCTCTACCAACCTGCACCCAAGCGATGCGCTGGAAGTGACGGACAGATGCGCCAGTGGTTGTCTTTTCGACTTCGAGGAGTTCATCAGTCTGCCCAACGCCAGGATTGGACATAACCAATCGATAACCGTCTTCAGTCTCAGTCATCGTCGAACCAGCGTTCGAATCTTGCCACTTTGGTAAGACGCAAAGCGCATATTGCTTGGGCGACTTCTTTGTCGCTGAAGAAAATACGGGGCTACCTGATTTCAAATCAGAAGGCGTTGTACACCCCGCCAGCAACACAAAAGCCACAGCCCCTACGAACAATTTCATGTCGTTCCCTCATTGAGATTTGGCGAAACTCTATCACCAACGAGGGAGCAACACGAAAGCCCCGCATGAACGGGGTTCTTCGTAGATCAGGGGTAGGCCGTCCCTGGCTGTCGCGCCTCAACCTTCGCTGAGAATCTCCCGGAAACGGTCGACTGCTGCACTGTTGTAGAAAAAGGTCTCGCACTGCCGATCGCTGTACTTCGACTTGTCGAGACGAAGCTCGCCGTATTGATCCGTTTTAAGGCCATGCTGATTCGCAAGGCGACCAATTTTTTGCGCACTTACCCCGAACAATGCGCCAACCTCACCCGCCAGCTTCAAGCTTTCCTCCACTCGGGGCAGTGGTATCAACCTCTGACCGAATGCCAGTTCGCTGATGTGACTCAGTAGCGCCTGCTTGCTGATGTCGCCGAGGTTGGGCAGATGCGCCAGTGCCAGCTTGCCGAACTCGACAGCGGAATCATTTGCTGCTGGCAACTGAGAGCGAGGATTTACGGCATGCCCGTCGTTCCAGTATTGCCAGAGGGCGTCGTCGCACTCGTTTTGGTATTCAATCAGCCGATCACGTACCAGCGCAGAGACTTTTGCGACACTTACTGACTGCATCCAGCCTGGAAGTTTTCGAAGCGGCAAGCAACCAGCATCCTGCTCACCACCCTGCGAAGGTATAGGGATAAGCCTATACCCCCACCGAGCTTCGTTATTCTTCAGCTTGGCCTGTTGAGTTGCCCAGTCCAGGCCAATACCGTTAACAATGGATTTCATCGGAACATACGGCTGACCGTCGTGCTCAACCAATGAAAGATTCACGCCGTGAAATGGCACCGTCATCAGCGCGCTCATGCTGCATCCCTCAATTCCACTGCATAGCGAGTCGGTTGCTGCACAGCGTTGCCGAGCCCGATCAAGAACGAATTCAGTTGGCCCAGCCTGTTGCGCAGGCTGCGGACCTCAAACCAAGCACCATCGATTTCGTAACCCGCATCGCGCAGCTCGCAAAGGATCTTCTCGCACAGCGACAGATCCTGAGGCCGCGAGCAAAGGTCCTGCATGCTGACATCGAGCCATGCGCGGCCATTGCCGCGATCTTCGAGCATTTCCGGCCGGCGGTTAGTGAGCTCTTCCAGTGGGAAGTGGATGCTCAGGCGGTCGGACGCTGGTTCGCGAGCGATGTACTCGCCTTCAATCGCGTAGCTTGCGACGAAGTTGGCGGCAGCATCGAATTGAGCGATCGGGATCAACTCAATTCGAGGAACACCGAAGCAAGCATGTACAGCTGACGCCAACTTGGCGGTCGCACTGCGTTGATGTTCGGCATCCAACTTGGCAACACGGCAGCGCATGACGTTACTCAGTCGCAGAGCTCCCGCCTTGCCAAGTAGATCATCAACCATCGGAGTCATCACACCTTTGGAGTCTTCGTAGTGACCTTGCTTGCGGATGGCCGGGAGGACTTCAGAGGTAACCCATTTGCGAAACGCATGAGGCTTGCTGCCTTTCTTTACAGCGTCACGACTGCGAAGGATTAAAGTGTAGAGACCAGACTCGTTGACGATATTGGCGTCGCCTTGACGACCTATGTTGAACATAGATCGCTCGTCATCATCCAATGCCTGCATGGCCTGGGTGGTGTTTACCACCTCCAGCACACGACGCCAATATCGTCAACGAGTC